GATTTGCCACGTCTGAGAGAATAGCATACTTACCAGTCGCACCCAAAGGAGCTATGCTATAATAAAACTTATTACTTATTCCAGTAGCGAAAGTATTAGAGGTTACCGCTCTTGATGTTATCGCTGTTTGTAATTCCTGAATCATTTTGATCCACTATTAAATATTTTAAGAATGTTTTCTTTTGAATGATAAAGAGCCGGTCTTAAATATGGTTGCGCTGCCATTTTAACAGTTCCCAATTCCTGATATATTCCATATTCTACGTTAGTGCCTATTCTTACGGCATCGCCCTCCGAGTTTACGTCATGGGTAATTGAGCCTTGTAAGAAATGTGTATCAACAGGGCATAATAATTTTGCCAGTCCCTCAACAAGAATTCCCGCAGTTTCTAAAGCCTTTGGGATCTGATTTTTTTTAAGATTGCCGATAAGTCCATCCACATTCCATTTTTCTATAATCACAATAACCCCACCAAGTAAAGGAATGAAAGGATAAATAGGCCAACCGAACCATAAAACCACCCATCCTGCAAAAATGGTTTATTTTGAAGGACTATTTGAGGAACCCAAATTGAGTCCGTAATGACCTTAATAAATGGCTTAATTTCTACGTCAAACACTGATTTAACGGAGTCTTTCTTAAAAGAGGCAGTATGTGTCACCTTGTAATCAACTGAGTCCTGAGAGCCTTTAATGGAGTCTGAATAGGTAAATTCAGGGAATATCTTAACCGTATCATGTGGAATTATCGGCTTAATGTCCGATATTGGCTTATTATGTGTTTGTGAACCGTTAATTATGGGTGCGGGTAAGTAGGTCGTATCATGGACTACTCTTGGAAGTGGTAAGGACTTTGGAATTGTGCAGCCTTTAATCAAAAAGCCCAAAACAAAGCCTACCGCGATAAAAAATACAATAGCACCCAATATGTACCAACCTTCGGATTTCATCCGTTCCACCTTGCCATTGTTAACCCTAAAAATCTGCGAGTATCTAAATGGATAAATCTTCCTTTATAAAAACCAAGCCCTAATGAATTTTTAGGCAGTATGTTTGAGAATATTCCTAATCTATCCTGTCCATCGATTTGATGATAAAGGTCAAACAGGGAATTCTTGTCTTCTATGGTCCAGTCAATGGCATTAAATTTTAGATGTAAAGATTTTGGCGCACCACCACAAGTTAGATTATGCTCATAGCTTCTATAGGTACAGTTTAAGAATATCGGTTTACCTATGATGTCTCTTATATGGTCCAACACTAAAAGAGTAGGGCGAATATTCTTATGTAGGTTTTCAGGAATATCTTCAATTTTATACTTGACACTCCCTGCATTGAGAATTTCGTCAAGTTTGAAATATTTTATGTCGGTTAAGTCTATCATAATTCTTTCTTAAAATCGGAGTGGGTATAATTCAATCGTACCCGCCCATCTTATTTTTCAAGGTTTAAGTCTCCTTCCTTGATTATTTTTTATTTCCGGCCTCAACTTGTGTCTCTGTTTTCGCAGCTGCATTCGGAGCCTTACCTGTCAGATATGCGTTTACCCCTGTGCATATTGCTATGATAGCAACTAAGATAGGGGAGATACTTGTTGGCAATACAATAGTCCCTGCTATTTGTAGGGCTTCAATAGGGATGCAGATTGCTAATACGACACCGCAAATTGTTGAAAGTGTATCTTTTAGATTCGAGTTCATAACTATCCTTTATTTATTAAAAATGTTAACACGAAAAGAAACAAGCCAAGTGCTGTAAGATTTATTTTTACAGGTGTATTAAAGGTTGCGATTCCAAAACAGACAATCGAACCAACTATCGGGTATATCCCGCATTGTCCTATTAAGTTGATCCCGGTAAGCCTTCACATCCTCATTCATCTCTCTACTCCTTTAATGTTTTAAATCCTGTTTATGCCTCAAATGATATGGAACTTCACCAACTTTCTTGGTTTTCTTTGTAGTATTCCTCATCATCCATAAGAATGCACCAACAAAAACAGCCACAATTCCTATGCTGATAAGGGGGACTAAAAGGTCTTCAAGTTTCATACATACTCCTTTAGTTAAAAATAGTGTCCCTTTTTACAGGGACATTGAAATTAAACAATGGGTGTTAAAGCAGTTTTAGCAGCCGCAATAGCATCATGAACTTTCTGTAAAGCCGCATCTACCTGTTCAGGTGTAGTGGCGTTTACCAAATCTGCCTGGGCTAATGTTAGCAAATCGCCAACCTCAGTTACCAAGGCGAGGGATTGTGCCTGCAATTCTTCCAATGTACTTGCCATGTGTTTTTCTATCCTTTTAGATTTATGTTGATTGTATATTACTATTAAAAGTAATACTGTGATTACATATTCCATATTATTTCTTTTTAATTTTTGTAAAACCGATAATGTAAACACCAACCGCACCGATAGCACCGATTAACCACCATAATGATATTCCAAGTATTACCGGCATTATTTTATTATTTCCTCAAAATTATCTGGCAAGTTATCATCCCATTTCATTTTAAATTTTGCCATTAGTTGTCTTAGGTTTTGCTTAATAAGTATTTGATTCTTGAATAATAATATTCGGATATCAGAATTTTTCTTAACTTCTATTTCCAATGCCTTGTCATCACGGTGAAGTATAACGGTTTCTTTCTCAAGGTTGTCTATCCTGCCTAAAGTATTACTCGTAAACCAAATAGTTGAACCGACCATAGCGATAACCATTAGCCATGTATGAATCCACGTTATTTGAAGTACGCTCCTTTTAAGCTTACTATTATTATCATAATACTCTTGATGAGTGTCTTGTGACTTTATATTTTGATCTTCTGCCATATTTTATTCGTTTTTTAGAGTGTCAATTTGTAAAAATAAATGTAGTCCGTGAGGATCATTAACATTCTGTATTTTATAAACCCCGCCATTAAACAGGATTTGATAAGCGTCTGTTACTGAGGAAATATAATCACAGTAGAACATATCAAATGCCTTGAATCCTTTTCTCTCATTTGCATAAATTTCATTAGCATTCAGCTCTCTATGATGTCCCTGTACGGCACTTAAACCCGTGACGGTCGCCCATGTATCTGTGGTTCCGCCCATGCCATCACTTACTGAAGTAACACTTTGAAAGGCAAATGTTATGTTATAAGGAATCCTCATCTTTTCTTTGCCTTGTGATGGACTATTCTTTTACCGGTCTTCTTTGAGATTCCGGTGACAACTTTTTTGCCATTTTTATATGATGTTTTGAAAGTACCCGATTTGATTCTTTTTGCCATGTTAAAATATCTTCCTATAATTATTTAATATTCCTTTAGCGAAGTCTGAGATATTAGAATTAAAATAAGTCACTGAGTAATCAGCTAAAGAGAATTGTTGAACGCCTTTATTAACATCAATGAATGATTTTACTATATCGGCAAAAGCTAATTTAAGGTCGTCCGGGTAATCTATTCTTTGGATTGAAACTATGAAATCGCTTACAACCTCATCTTTAATCGTATCGGTAGATTTAAGAGTGAGTACATTATTCAAAACAGTTTGTAATTCATAAACCCCGTCATTCCTTATACTGCCTTCAATTAAAATCACATCGTCTGCGTAAAAATATCCTGTTGTAAAATTATCAAGGCTGGTATCGCCCGTAATTGTTTTCGCTGTTGCGGCAAATACTAAATCTAATGAAGTAAGTTTAACTTTATCAGACACAAATGTATTTTTACAATAAGCGGTAATCTGTTTTGCAATAACAGGAAGTAAATTCGTTATCATGGTGTCCCATGTCGTTGCTGTTATTTGCAGTAGTTCTTTTACTTCCGCTTGTGTACAAATGTATTTGTTCAATTTCTTTTACCTGCTTTATTTATCATGGGTTATATGGCACTTTCTTTGTGATTATTACCCTAAGATCAATTTGAACATCATCTGGGGCATGGTCTGCATCAAAGATTCCACAAGTGGGAATATTAGCTGATGCTAATGAAAAAGTGCCGATAGTAAAAGACTGCCTAACAATAGCAATATCTCCATGCACTTGGTCAACTGTAGAGGGGGAGAATGTTATATCAACACCATCAACATTCGACTGCAATGTATAGTTGTCATTATTCATATCTGAAAAAGCATCACTTGTTATTACTCCACCCCCGCAATACCACATACCACTATAATTCAAAGTGTTTGCCAACTGACTATCTTCATTGATGGATGTTCCATCTCCTGATAAATAAGCATCATAAATAAGTATATTAGTTCTAATAGCAAAAGTAGAATCATTTCCATAAGAAGTACCTGCCGAATTAGTTGCATAAGCCCTATAACGAAAAGTGTGAGTAGTATCTAATTCAATCATTGTGTTTGTGAAACTACCTGTAGTACCCGGTTCTATGGTCTTTCCCTTAAATGAAGTTACAGAGGGCATAGGGTTTGTTGAATAATCCCAAACAAGTCCCCTTGCTGTTATAGTTCCACCACCATCAGAGGTAACATTTCCGCCTGCACCTTCTGAAACAAAATCAATAACTGATTTAGCAGAAGTTATTACTATTGGTGCAGCAACAGAAGTAATTAAGCTTCGTACTCTGTTTATTCCTGTTTTATCTAAAGATAATCCAAAACTATGAACACCAGTTTGTCCTATTTGTATCATCCCAGAACCAGTAAAAGCAATAGAAATTCCGCCATAATTATTTCCATAATCATAACCATATCCTGATTGGCTATAAATAGATATTGAGAATAATGCTATAAATAAAATTATTGTTTTCATGTTAATAATCCACGTAAGAGTTCCACACATTATTATCATCATTTGCTATTCCAGTCGGTTTGGCAAAACCAAAAATACAGTCTTGTATGTGTAGATTAGCTAAACCGCTTCCTGTTATATTACTAAAATTTATAACCCCATAACACATTATTATCTGCAAATTGTTAGAAGCAGAATTACATATTATTGTGGAGTTGGGTGCTCCAGCCGCTATAGTACACTGCATTAACTGAATTTGAAAATGATTGCTCAAAGTAATTGTGCTTGAAAACCCAAATGCACAATTTCTGGCAACCATCACACAATAACCACTATTAGAATACCCACCAGTAGTAGTCTGAAATCTCCCACCATTCGCATCCAATTCTGGTATTGGAACAGTATAGCCGGTACCTCCGGTAAAATATACACCATAGAGAGCAAGATCACATGTTTGTAAATCAACTCGTGAGTATGCATTAAGAATAAATGCTTGACTATCATGCCATGCGAAACTGTAACAGCAGTGAAAGTAAATTGCTCTTTGTATAGATGTATTAAAATAAAAAGTTTTTGAACTTCCAGCCCAAGTTGAAGCATCAGAACCTAAATAACAATTATTAAACTCAACATCGCTCGCTATTGCTATCCCTGCTAATCCTACATTTACATTATTTTCAAGTCTACAATCATTAACTACATAACAAGCAGTAGAAATTTGTCCTATAAAAGTTAAGTTTCCAGATATTTTAACATTTGATAATTCTCCAAAAGAAGCAGTTATATATAGTGCTCCCGTAATTAAAACAGATTCCTTTGAAATGCCCTTAATGGTTATTCCTTGTGTTGTAACAGTTACGGAATCAGAGTAAACTCCCTGATATAATGTAATAACACTTCCTGAATCAGCATCAGCAACAGCTAATTTTAGTGTAGAATATCTATGAATTGTTCTATCTGATTTAATTAAAACAGCATTACTATGCTTTCCTAAAAGAGTATCGATACCATCTAAATTAGCATTGAGACTATCGCCCGATGGGTGTATCGCACCATCAGCCCATTTTCTTAAATGGATATTGGCAGTATATCCACTTGGTGTTGTTTGTGCAAATAAAAGACCACTCAATAACATTACAAATAAAATTATATTTTTCATATTACTATCTTCCTTGTATTTGTACATATATTATTTGGCTGCCATTATGAATTCCGCTTTTCAAATAATCAACATAAATGAATTGTGCAGGATCTAATTTTTCAGATGTAAAGCTACCCAATGCTGGCATCACAGGGGGTAAACTTGCAAAAACATTTCCACCCCATTTAGTAGCCTTATGATAATACCCACTATCAGAGTAGAGGGTGTATATGTACCAATGCAATATTCCTAATGATGCAATATTTATCTGATGTATAAGTCCTGCAGTTGTAAGGGTGTCGCCTTTAGCAGAATCTACTAAACAAATATTCACAACGTTAAGACTATCCAAATCAGCCTTGATTATACTCCTTGCATAATTGCCGGTTGTGTCAAGGGGTGCCTTTAATATGGTTACAGCAGAATCAAGTTTATTATTTGTAGCAAATCCACCTGTTGGGGGATCTATCGTTACTGTAGTGGTTGAAGTTTCTCCATAATCATTTATTAAACCTTTCTTACCTGCCAATACAAATACGGTAGTCGAGGCATCGTTACTTGTGCTTATAACTCTTATTGCAGTAGGTTCCGGATCATCTATCCCATATTCAACCGGAGTAGTGGTAATTGCAAAAGAAGCCTTACTTACCCAGATAGTACCATCTAAGGACTTGGTATAAATTAAAACTGTGTCCGTTCCTGTAGTGGTGTAGGCTGTAAAGGTAAATGTTTCTTTATCTCCATAATCAGAGAATAGAACATCTATTGTATCTCTGCTTGCCGATAGGGTATCTTTATAAAAAGGAGTGTTCGGTAATACTGTCCTGTCCTGTCCCATTACAATAACCGAGCCAATTAAAACTAAAATTGCAAATATTATCTTTTTCATTTCTTCTTACCTTTCGGTTTTTTAATGGGTTTATTATGTGCATCGGGTATTTTCATTTCTATAGGAAACGTTACACCTTTTGGCACTTCAAGTTCTGATTTAAGGACCAACTCGGACTCTTTTTTTTCGCTTGTTTCAAGAGTGATTGATTCGATTCTTTTGAATCCGAGTTGATCTAATTTAGATATGACTTTATTATTATCGGTAGAAAATAAGCCGCTGTCACCAACGGCTATAGTTTTACCTTTAGATTTTACAATCCCGAATAATTCAAAGGTTATCATTTATAATCCTTTGGATTAAGGAGTTGTAAAGGTTTCTACACTTGTTTTCGCTGCCACCGTATAACCCAAGATGGTCGCTTGTGGAACCGTCAAAGTATCAGTCTCTGTATTAAGCCATGCCTGTGCGTCTCCGCTAACCACCACGGTGGCCACGCCCTCGATAAAGGTAAGGGTTGTACTCGGAATAGTAGCGGCTCCGGCCGTTGAGGTATCTGCAATAGAAACACCCGTAGCAATGGCCTTGCTAAACCAAGTATGAATATCGCCAGCTGCATTTTTAAGATAAACCTTTACGGTTCTTGTCCATGCTGTTGACCTCGGGGCGGGTGTAACGGTTGCGGGACTAACTACGAAAACAAGATCGCCAGAAAAAGCAGAAGCGAGAGTTTTAACAACTCCGCCTAATCCATGCTTTTCTTTATTTACAATACTACTAAATGATTTTTCCATGTTTATTTTTCCTTTAATATTAAATTTGGGGTCGCTTATGCAACCCCATAAATGTTTGAATTACCCGTTTGTGACCAAACGTGCGATTCTTATATTCTTGGTTAAATAAACCTGAGTATAATTTGTAGGATCAACTAACTCAGCATCTGAGGGAGAAACACCAGCCATATTAGAATCATAATACTTGATTCCTCTAAGGTGTAAAATGAAATAACGTCTTGAAATTATATCCAACATACCAGCACCAACGCCAGCTTTAGGATTTCTGAATAATTCAAGTTCGGGATCGCCGGATTGAAGAGGTATATCTACCCTTCCGATTGCTCCCTGTCCGAATAAATAAGTATAATACTTTTTGTAAGTAGTACCATCATATACAGTCATACCGTCATCAACAAGGATTTTCTTCCCCTGATAGGTTGGCATAATCAATGGACTTTGCTGTGACTCAGGTAAGTTATCAATCAAATCAAGTTTAGCTAATCTTTTGAAAACTACTGAGTGCATTATAATACCGGTCAATTTCTCATAAGCATCGCCTAAAAGAAACTGGGTATCAAGAATTGCATCTGTTGAAATTAGATTAGCTGCATTAGTTGTAGGTGCACCTGTGGAAATATCATTCTGTAAGTTTCCGTAAATGGTTGAATTAAGGAAAGCACCTGTTAATTTAAGTAGAAGAAGTCTTTGCTCTTCTTTATTCCACCATGTTGCATATCTTTGAACTATTACATTTGCAGGATCGTCACCAGCCACATATTTGACTATCGGGGCAACCTGGAAATCCTGTGTTCTAAATTCTTTAACTGCTATATCTTCATTGGATGTAATTCCGGCCGGTGTGATTTCATCATCTGTATCGGTTGCGACCTTTGATCTGGTTGTTGAACCTGTATCATGTGGAAGATCATCCCAGAAAGGCATATTAACAACACGTCCGCCCTCGTTGGCTGCCGCTGTTAGTTCCAGGTCTGTGCCCGCTATACCTGATTGAATAAGTAATGATTTTTGAGTAGTAAGTTCTATGAAATATTTAGACCATATTGTTGGTTCATAAATATTGGTAATTGCCGTTGCTTGAAGTGCCATGAAATTTTATCTCCTATCCGAAAACTCGTTTATATGTTTCCGGGTCTTTTTTCTTTAATTCAATTTGTTGAGTGACGTTGTATTTCTTAAATTCAGCATCACCGGAAGTATCGATATTGCCATTATCAGGCGTAAAGCCCTTAACAGTAGTAATACCGATTACTGCTTTATATTTTTCTTTTAATGTTTTAACTTTTTCGGTGTCGATCACAAATTTACCTTCTTTCAGTTCCACCTTTTCGAGTTCGGGGTTTTCCTTACCTATTACATAATCCAAGTATTCTGCATTAACGCCTAAATCTCTATAAGCATCTTTTACCGCTTCTTTGATGGTATAAGATTTCTTAGTTGATTCGAGAACTTTATCTTTTTCGGCATTCTCTGTCTGTAGTTTTTTAATGGCATCTGAAAACCCCTCAACATCCTTAAACTCTTTTTTCAGCTTCGTTAATTCAGCATCTGTAGAGTCTTTTTGAGATTTGAGGTTTTCTATTTCAAGTTTCTTTGCTGTCATTTCAGCGTTATGCTTATCGACTGGCATATACTTGCCATTATTATCAACAATGACATTTTCATCTGCTTTAGCAACATATAAGATTTGATCTTTGTAAGTTGAAGCAAATAATTCAGGTGTAGGTAAACTTGTTAATTTTTCCATATATTCCTTATGGTTTAGATTTGACTGTGTTTGTTGAAGTTCTCTCTTCGTAATCTCTTTCCTTTGTTGTCGTGGAAATACTAAATATCGACACCGAAAGAATAAGTGTTTGGTTATATAAAATCATTCTAATAATTTTAGAAAGTCTATTGATTTTAGATATACATTCTCGTATATTAAAAGTAGGATTAAAAACAATTATAGAGGAAGGACGATGGAAGGACAAATTTTGGGTTCCCACACATATTTTAGTGGCGATTATAAATATAACAAGGCGCAAGTATTATGTAAGGGACTGTTGTTTAAGTTAGTGCGTTTTATTTTAACGAAATTCTTTTATTTTGATTTATATCCGATTTTTAATCCAAGAAAACCGGATGAATTTGAAACGATTATACTTGAATTTAAGTTTTATACAAAAGAATATGGAAAAGATTAAACGCATAATCACCCCTCACAAGGGCGGACGTGATTGTCAAATACAATTCCGGGTAACTTCTAAAGAGTTTGATCTGATAAACTTATCCAGGGGAGCTATGGGACTTGCTGATTTTGTAATGAAACTGATTAAGGAGAAGAAATGAAGGCTAGGATAAAGAAGAGGAAGTTTAATGGCAAAAATATAAGGAGGGCAAAAGCAATCTCTTATCAAATGTCTAAATGGCTTTGGAGCTGTAGCCTGTTAGATTATATGAGAGATTATCAACAAAGAATTTGTCACGATAACCCCTTTTTATAAATAATATACCTAATCATATATTTTGATAGATACTGGTTATTATATTTCTTTTGTGAACATATCTCAATTATCGCCTCAACGGTTAACCCTTCTGCTCTCATCTCCTTGAAATCATTAACGATAAACAAATCCCTCAACTCCTTCTCGTTTATGAGATTCATTTGTCTTAATACGGGGAATGTTAAGGATTCAATTTTACGATCTATCATTTTAATGTTTCCTTCCA